TGTGCGACTCACATAGTTACTATGACTAACTCAGTTGTTCCCTAGTAGTTAAGTGGAGTTACTTAGTCACTAGACATCTTGGTAAGTAACTTCTGAAGGTAGCCGTAAGTTAGTTATCTATCCACAGGCTAAATAAGTTACTTCTGGTTCTGCTGTGGCGAGTTACTTCTATTCTGGTTATTTATCACTATTACAAACTTTGTATTGTTTTTATTTGATTACTGACTAACTGAGTGTAGTTACCGAGTTAGTTATGTGGGTATCTCTATTCTCTCTATCTAACTTCTATCTATCTATTACATTCTTTGTATTAGTCATTACTGAAAAGAAAAACTCTTGGCGCGAATAGTTATGTGGGGGCGCACGCTCAAACACGAACTAACTTCGTGACAGGGGGTGGAGATACCGAGTGAGTTACTTTCGATTTACGGGTCATACAGGCACGCAAGGCACACAGGGGCGCATAGGGCTAGATAGTTGAACTTTCAACTAAGTCACCTACGCCTGAGCCTGAGCCACGCCTGTAATCAGGCTGGCGAACTGAGTCGGTCAGGTATGGCATAATTGGCTCAGCGCACGCGACCAACGCGGTTCGGAAAAGTAGCACCTGTCGAGTGATTCCGAATCGTTAGTAATCAGAGTGGTAAAAGGCTAAACGCAATTACAAACTGCGGTGTATCTGTTTATAGAACTTCGGTTCGCGGTTGATAACCAAAACAGAGTGACGAAAGAGTTTAGGTGCGTAAATTAAATAGTGACTAAGCAGAACGCGATTACTAATTGTGTTCGTGTTAATTAACATGACGATTTACCAATAATGAATCTACTTATTGCTAACGGATTAACACGAATCTTTTACATTACGAAAGTTGGGAATAAAAACTTTATTGCCACGACTTATTACACGCCATGACTAACTCACTTACTCAATGAGTAATTAGTTACGAGCGATTAAATGTAATAACGAGCGACAAAGTAATAAACGACAACAACGAAACGAATACGAAAGTATTTGTGCATAGCGTTTGGCTTAGACGGATTGCGGAAAGTAATTAACTCAATGAATCAGTTGCTCATGGATTGCTAACTCTAAGTTAGTGCCGACAGTAACCAATCTGCTCAATAGAACAATGAAGGCAACTGACTACATGAGTTATTCATACTTAGTAATTCGCTTATGTGTTTTTAAGAACTCATGTTCTTACTGTGGTTGTTACCGATACCGATTCTGCGAATGAGATTCGGTAACAATCGCGGTATCTACATAAGAAAGGCAACACAATGCAAACAAACAACACATACAAAGTAGGTGACCTATTCACTTCTACTCGGTCAGGCGTAACAGGAACAATCGAAGAGATTGTTGTTGTTCGTTCTGACTTAGTGAAAGTGCGGATAGATGTAGAAGGCAAATCGCGCTGGACTACATGGACTCCACAGAACGGCATAACTAAATAACCACTACAAGAAAAGGAGAAACAAATGAATCCTATGTATGACTTCACTAAAAGTGAGATAGGACTTATTCACATGGGGCTTTTTGCTATCGCCCAATCAACAAAAGAGGCTATGGAAGAGTCAGAACTAGAACCACCTGACGGCTTCGTTGAAACTCTTGAATCTGTAATAAACAAGATAAATGAGGTAATCGAAGCGCGTATTGCTAATCAAGACCAATTCGAGTCACTCATTACTTCCCTTACTGATGTAGAGAACAAATCTCAATCAGTAATTAGCAACCCTGAAACACCAATCAACGAATACAACTAACAAACAAACACCTAGAGAGAGAAAACAAATGACAACAAACTACGGAACACTAATCGTTTCACAACCTGCTGATGTATCAGTTACTCGTCAGGTATTTATCGCAAACTTCAACGGCGTTGTTGTAACTCGCTGGAGATTAACAAATGGAAAGCAAGGTAAGCAGAACGCATGGCAAAGAGGTGCGTTTCAATTCGATAGTGGTGAGCAACTACTTGGAGAGCCTGTTGCGATTCCTGTTTCAACTGGTGATGTTGAAGATTACGAAGCAGAAGGATTCCCACGAGTTCTGATTCAGAAACTAATTCGTAAGCACTCACTATCAGACCAAGAACTCGGTGATGAAGCGATTGTTGTTGCTGATTCACTTGCCGATACTGTTAAGAACAATCCTTCTGCTCTTGCTCAGTATTACACCGACAATCGTGGGCAACGCTCTACAAAGTCTGATTCACCTATTCGCATTGAGTATGCAGAACAAACTGTTTCTGTATCTCAATCAAAACTCGTTGAAGAGCGTTCTCTATTCATTCCAAAGTTAGATGAGTTCTCTCACTACATTCAGCGCACCTTTGCTGGTGGCGTTGATGAACTAACTGTTTATCACTTTGCATTGAAGAACAAACTAAATGTTCTTCTGTACGGAGATGCTGGTACAGGTAAGACTTCATCTTCAATGTGGATTGCTTCATTACTTGGCGTTCCATACTTTGCGATTCCTTCTAATAGCGCACTTGATTACACACAGATTGTTGGCGGTTATGTTCCAAACGCTAATGGTTCTTTATCGTGGGTTGATGGCGCAGTAACGCGGTTAGTTCGTGCTGGTGGAGTTCTTCTTATCGGTGAAGTAAATACACTTGCTAAGAATGTTCAACAATTCCTAATGCCACTACTGGACTATCGCCGTTCAATTACAATCATGGAGAATGGCAACGAAGTAATTAAGGCGAACGACAATCTCTTAATTATCGCTGACATGAATCCAAACTATCGCGGAACTTCTTTAATGAATGAAGCATGGAAAGACCGCTTTGAGATAAAACTCAATTACGGATACGACAAGAGTATTGAGAAGAAGATTCTGAAATCAGAATCTCTTATTGACCTTGCGTATGGAATGAGGTCGCGTTCTCGTGGTGCTGATGAGATTGCTACAACTGATAGCAACACAATCTTTGATACACCTGTTTCAACTCGTATCTTGAAGACCTTTGAGAAGTTAGCAACAGGTCTTAACTTTGATTTCGCTTGCGAAGTCTTTGTAAATAACTTCGACCAAAACGAACGCCCTGCGGTTCGTATGTTGTTAGAAGCAAATGCCTACAATCTAAAAGAAGATTTAGGTATTAACGATTCAGAATCGTCTGTCACTTCTACTCGTGACAGGATTGTTGAAGAACACTTAACTGGTCTTGATTCCTAGAAGGGGAAATCATGAAGTCACTTTCATTCATTGAAGAGTTTGCTAATAGAGCGAAAGAGATACAAGAACAAGAAGATGAGAAGAATCGCCAACGCGTTGAGCGACTAACTCGTTACTTTGCTCGTGTTAATTCCGCACTTACTTTCAGACCCATTACTGTAAAAGTAGAACACGCTTCACTTGGCGCACCTGCTTGGTCAGGTGCTAGTGACATTGTTCTTAACTCTCGACTCATTAACGACCTCAATAACGGCGTTACTGTGGCGAATCTTCGTGGTCTTAACTTCCACGAGTTATCACACATTCTCTACACCCCACGACAAGGCTCAGAGATTGTTACTTGGGTTAAGGAGAATGATTACTTTAAGTCATTCAACGCGTTAGAAGACCAACGCATTGAAACCTTATTCACTTCACGATTCCCTTCTACTGTTGATTGGTTTGTTGTAACTATTGCGACTTACTTTGTTAATGATGAAAGTTCTTTTAAGAACTCTTATCCATTACTGCGTGGTCGCAAATACTTACCACTAGAGATTCGAGAAGAATCGCTACGACTATTTCCTCACCAAGAGTTTGTTCCTGTGTTGTGTGAAATCGTTGATGAATACAGAACACTTATTTATCCACGAGATACAGAACGCGGTAAAGAACTCATTGAACGCTTTAACAATCTCTTTCCAAAGTTAGGACATGACAACGGAGAAGGTGAAAGTGGTGAAGGTGAAAGTGACGAACAACAGGTTCGTGACTACAACGACCTTGCTGAGTGGGAGAAAGATTTATTAGGTGAAGCAACACCTTCTAATAATCCAAATGGTAAAGGTGACATTATTCTTAACTGCCCAATGGGTCATGGTGAGCGACCAACAGAAGGCATTGAGTCTTCTGTTAATTCTCGACCACAACCTGCTAAACAACAGGCACGCGATAGCGAACGCGCTAAACAATTAGACAAGAACACGATTGACGAAACAGATTCTCAATCACAATCAAAGTCTGATTCTCAATCGCAATCTGATTCGCAAGAGAATGGTGGAAAGAACGCTGGCAATTCCTATGAGAAGACAATCGCAATTCTCAACACCACAATTACTGACATTCTTGATAAAGAGAATGTTCGTAATGAGATTGAGAATACGATTCGTATTGTTAATGGACAATCAGCACTATCTACTAACAATCTAAAAGAACCTGAACTTGCTGAGTATCGTTCAATTCTTCCCGATAACAAAACACAAATTGCTTCACTCTCATTCTCTCGTGAGTTAGAAAGATTGAAAGCAAAGTTTGACCCTTCTTGGGATAAGTACGAATCTCGTGGCAAATTAAATGCTGGTCGTTATCTTCGTGGTGACGATTTAGATTCTGTATTTGACCAATGGAACGAAGGCAGAGAAGACGCTACTGAAATCGAGTGTGTTATCGCTCTCGACAATTCAGGTTCTATGAACGGACACAAAGCGACTAATGCTTATCGTGCTATGTATGCGATTAAGTTCGCTCTCGACAGAATCGGTGCTAACTGTTCTGTGATTGTCTTCAACTCTCGAACAACAACTTTGTATCGCGCTACTGATAAGGCGAACAATTCTGTTAGAGATTGTGGAACAACAGGTGGCACTAATGCTGAGTATGCCGTCAAATACTCTACAAAACTTCTTGCTGAGTCAGATAAGCCTGTAAAACTCTTCTTCGCTATTACTGACGGCGAATGGAGTGACACAAACTTGTGTGACCCTGAAATTAAGAAGATGAATAATGCTGGCGTATTAACTGCGTTTGCATACATTCCTGAATCACATGAATCAGTTGAACTAACTTACGAGAAGGCTCACTTCTGCGAAGTTGGTGCGGTGATTCGTAATCCACTCGACCTTGTTGGTATGGCTCAAACAATCGTTCGTAATGCGGTTGGTAGAAGAGTCGTATCCAACTAACAAATGTCACTCTCTAGGTGACAAGGTGGGGTGCGCTTCTCGTGGAAGGCGAGCGCACTCCACCACTTCAATTAAACAAACACAAATACAAATAAGAAAGAGAGTAATACAAATGAAGTTCTCAGATTTAATCGCTGGACATGAGTACGCAGTTATTCCGTCATGGCAATACTCTTCACGAGATAAGAAAGACCCTACGAGAGTTCGTAGAAACGAAGTTATGAAAGCAAAACTTGTTTCATTACAAAAGTATGAATACAAAGTTTATCGAGCATACCAACCTGATGATTCAGGATTCGTAAAAGCAAAACAAGGTGAAAGAGCCGTTGGCTATCTTGTTGTCGGTCATGAAAACAACCAAGACTTTTACTGGCTTGCTAGACCACAGGACATTGTTGCTATGTGGGCAACGCTTGAACCACGCTGGCAAGAAGAAGAGCGTTTAGAGCGAGAGGCACAGGCTCGTCACGAAGCAGAGATGAAGCAACGCCAAGAGCAACAACGAATCGCTGAGGCTAACAGAGAGCGTATGGAGAAATCTGTGCGTGAAGCATTGTCAGGTGTTCTTGGCAATCGTGTTACTGAATCAACTGTTCAATTTGATACACGAAACATAAGAGTTAATAACGATTACAAACTTCTTAATGTTGTTCAGATTGAACTTTCACTTATTGAAATCCTTATTGAGAAAGTCCTAGAAGCGAAAGACATGGTGGCGTAATGGCACAAACAATTACAGAAGAGAATGGCGTTGTTACTTCAACTCCAATTCCAAATGATGAATCTTTTTATTTAGAAAGATTCAAGAGAAAAGTAGTTGAAGGTAATTGGTTAAATCATGGTCGGCTTGTTGATTCTGATTACTATTGTGAAATCTATAAAGGATTCGCAATAGTTACTTGGAAGCGTGAGTCTTCTACTCCAACAGGAAGCACTCGTATCAAACACGAATCCTTTGTGTGGGAAGTCGGTGGTTTCCATGACCACTTAGCCGACCTTGCTTGGCTCTCTCAGGGTTGCGTTACAACAGGTTGGGGCGCAGAAACTCTTGATAAGGCTCTTGCAAAAGTTCGTAAGAAGATTGACTTACTTGCTCTTATCTTTGCAAACAGAGATGAGTTGCGAGCATTGTCAATCACTTATCGAGTAAGTGTCAGGAATGAAGAGTGTGTATTTAATGCTGGTGTTGGTGATGTTGTTGCGATTCGTGCTTTCGGTAGAACACGACTTGGCAAAGTTGTAGCAACAGTAGGTAGCCGATTCATTGTTTCTTACATGACTCCTAGTAACTCGATAGATGTTCATTACAAAACTTTGCCATTAACTCACTTGTATCCAAAGGAGAAAACAACATGAGTAACGCACGACTAACTCGTAGAGGTTGGATTGTTCTTGTAATCATTCCTGCCATTCTTTTAACGCTTCTTATGACTTGGGCAACTCGTGATGTTTGTTATGTAGGCAATACGCCTTATGCAAACTTTCTTGGTTATGGCTCATGCCAAGAGTTAATAAATGAGGTGACAAAGTGATTACATTCTTTTTATTAGTTGTGGTTGCGACCCTGATTGGGGTCGCAATCGCAATTTCACTACCAATGATTGAAGGAGAGGGGGAGTAATTATGGGATACGCCGAGATTATCCATGTCAGCGCAGAAGAACTAGAACTTTGTGATTCATGTAATCAAGAAGGTCGTTTGATTAAAGGTCAATTCATAACAGATAGTTCAGGACAACCTGTTATGTGGTTCTGCTTTAACTGTGTAAATAAAGTTACTATGTAGGAGAACACATGAAAACAAAAGTGTGTATAGGTTGCTTTATAGATTTACCCCTATCAAAGTTTAATAAATACGATTGGGGTGTCTATAAAGTAAGAGCAAGGTGCAAAAAGTGCTTTGCTATTCACCGCAAAGGCGGTGCAACACGCATGGCAAAACGCAAAGCATTACAGGCAAAAGGATTACGCCCTTGTAATGGTTGTAATAAAAACAAACCTTTCTCAGCGTTTCAACCAAAAGTTCAAGCGAACGGAAAAGAAGGTTGGGAAGGTAAATGTAAGTCTTGTGTTTCTTTGCGACAAAAGAAAGGAACTATCTCTCGCAATAAAGAAGCAAGACAACTGGTGTTCGAGTACCTAAAGAAGCACCCTTGCGTAGATTGTGGGGAGAACAATGTGTTAGCACTAGAGTTCGACCATGTTTATAGCAAGAAGTTCAACATAGGTAATGCACTCAATAGCAACACCGCTATTAACTTGTTAAAAAAAGAGATGAAGAAGTGTGTGGTCAGGTGTTCTACCTGTCACAGAATAAAAACACACTTAGAAATTAACTCATGGCGTTATCAAATGTCTATTGCAGACAAAGCAACGAGCCGTAAAGTTAAAGCAACAAAGCAATACAAAGCCTTAAAGAAAGTTTTGTAATGAAAACAAAACTTTGTAGTAGGTGTCGCAAGACAAAACCAATCACTTCATTTAACAAGAAGAGAGCGAGTGGAGTTCAACCTTATTGCAAGCCCTGTCAAGGCGAGTATCAGAGAGAACACTATAAAAAAAGAACACGCGCTCAATTACAAAGAATGTATCGGACTCGTCAAAAGCGTAAGGAAGAGATTTACTCTTTCCTAACCGATTACTTTCAGAAAAACACTTGTGTTGATTGTGCCAAGAAGAAACTAAAGGTCAAGAAGTTACTTCGTGGAAAAGTTCCGACTTCAACAATCAACCAAATAATTAAAACTATGGATTCCGACATTCGCACCTTGACCTTTGACCACTTACATACAAGGGGCGAAAAGGAACACACAATCGCTGACATGATTCGTGACATACAACCATTACACAAGATTAAAAAAGAAATACAAAAGTGTGTAGTGCGTTGTCATAACTGTCACGACATTATTACTGTGAAGCGTGCTAAAAACTGGAGATACCACGCCCACAAACAACTAACCAAATAAAAACTTATCAGGTGAGGGTTAAAGTGATTGACCTTGTAGGTTTGTTCATTCCCTACAACCTTCTCAATACTAAGAACAATCATGACCATTCTTGGGGCTTAAACGAAACTCCTTTCGACCATGAACTGCGAGTTGTATCTGCCCTCACCTGATTCCTATTACAAAGAAAGAAAGGAAATACTCATGCCAAATTGGTGTTCTAATACTTTAATCATTACAACAGAAACTCCTAAACAATTTACAAAGTTGATTCAGGGCATTACAAACGATTCAGAACAACCATTCGACTTTAATCGAATCGTTCCTACCCCACAAGAACTTCTTGATTGTGATTCGCCAAATACTAAGAATCCACAAGAGATGATAGATAAATACGGATACTCGGATTGGTATGACTTTCGAGTTGCTAAGTGGGGAACTAAGTGGAACGCCTGTGATGTTGAAATGCAACTTGAAGATGAAACAGAAGTTTCAATCTCATTCAATACTGCGTGGTCACCGCCTCTTGAAGTTATTGAGGCGATTGCTAAAAAGTATCCATTTGCTGACATAACTCTTTCTTATTATGAAGAGGGAATGGGTGTTCAAGGAGAAATTAAAGTATCAAAAGGAAAACTCGTATCTCAGGAAGAAGGAGAAACAACTTGTGAATGGCGTATTAAAAACTGGGGAGAATGTAACTGCGAAGATTGTGGAGAGTGTGATTGCGAGTGTGGTTGTGAGAATGGAACAGGACAAACAATTTGTTCGGATTGTAACGAGAACGACCACCAAAACAACAACAACCTTCCCGAATACACAAACAAAGAACAAAGAGAGGAAATAAACGAATGACACAACAAAGTAGAAAGAAAGTAACTCTTCCTTCTTCACAACCGAAGAGAGCGACTAACAACCCTGTCTTCAATCTCACAGTTCCAATGGCTCGTGATTACGACAAGACACCATGCCAAGAGAACGACCCTGAGATTTGGTTTCCTAGTGGAGAAACCTTGCCCGAAGACATTGAAAAGATTTCAATAGCGAAATCTTTGTGTTCTCAATGTCACGATTCAACAAGGTGTCTTTCCTTTGCATTAACGAATCGGATTCGTTATGGCATTTGGGGTGGCACTACCGAAGATGAACGAAACAAACTAATTCGTAGAGCAGAAAGAGGTAAATCCAAATGATTAGATACAAAGCAAAAGTTGAGATTGTGACTACACACTCTGTTGTTGTGTATGCCTCTTCGGAAGAAGAAGCGTATGAAGAACTAAGCAACATGGATTTGTATGAAGAAGAAGACCCAATAAACACTTCAATAGAAGTTATTGAAGTAGAAAGTGACGGATTCTAATGACACCTACCTACACAGTTCGCGTATCTCTTAATTCAGTTACTTATGAAGTGACGGCAGATGATGAAGAACAAGCAATCGAGAAAGCCCACGAGTTTATCTTGGAAGAATCAACTTACGATTTAGCAAAGTGGGCAGACTATGAAGTAAGTATTGAAGAGTGTGATGTTTGCGAAGCACCTGACGGAACACCTCATTGTGATTGTGGTCAATGTGATTGTGGCGAAAACACAGAAGGGAATGAATCATGAAATGTAACGATTGTGGCGCAAAAGTTACTTACGAGAGTATGACGGAAGAAGGCAACTGGTCATGCTCTGATTGTGGTTGGGATACAGGAGTGAGTGACTAATGGTTAATACATTCCTGCCTTATCCCGACTTTGTTAAATCGGCTCAGGCTCTTGATTACAAGCGATTAGGTAAGCAACGCGTTGAAGCGTGGCAAATACTTCGTGCGCTTCGTGGAGAAACAAAAGGCTGGCGTAATCACCCTGCAACTAATTTGTGGCGTGGTCACGAGAAGTTACTTTGTGAATACGGAATCGCTATCTGTGATGAATGGATTGCTCGTGGATACAAAGACACAATGCGTGAAAGATTTGTTGCGATTCATTCAATGTATCCTGATTGTGAGTTACCAAAGTGGTTTGGCAATTCAGCATTTCATAATTCACACCAAAGTAATCTGAATCGTAAAGATTCAACTTACTATCACTTCAACATTACAAACGATTTACCTTATGTGTGGTTCGATAACGAATCACAACAACTTTATGAAAAGGAATCAAAGTGAAAGAGAATCAAGAATGGCTAACGAACGACCAAGTAAGTGAGTTGTTAGGATTAAAGTATTCAACTCTTTACACTTATCGAAGAAGGAACACTCTTCCTGAACCTGATACATACATAGGAAGAACTCCTGTATGGAATCGAAAAACAATCGAAGAGTGGAATCTCAATCGCAAAGAATCAGAGATTGAGTTAGTTACTGATTCAGAAAAACACATAAGCGAATAATTCAATTCGTCTAAGTCGCTTGGTCACTATGACTAGACCCTCAATCTCATTCGAGATTGGGGGTCTTTTTTTATACCCGCTAAGTTACTCGTGAGTAGGGTTTGCGGATTTGCGGTAGGTGTTACTGGTGGGTAACTTACTCATTAGTAACTTACTCGTGGGTAACTTGGGGGTATCTCATGGCTTATGTGGTCAAGCGTGGCGCACGATTTACTGGGTATTACAGGCATGGTTCTAAACGCCTGTCTGCTGGCACATGGGGGTCTGAGAGTGAGGCTAGGTATCACGCCCTACGCATGGAGAATGGGGGCTTAGAGAGCCTTTCAAGGGCTAATTTGACCCTTTCTGAGTATGCCGATAAATGGCTTAGAACCGCCGAATTACTGCCTATCACGAAGAAGGGGTACGAATCACTTTGGAAGAGGTACTTAGCCCCTCAAATCGGCTCTAAACAGGTTTCAGGGGTATCCACGCTTGAAGTGAGGGAACTCTTGGGCGAATTGAAGGCTCAGGGGGTTGGTGGCGCGACTTTGGCTCAAATCAAGGCGTGCTTAGGCTCACTCTACAAATGGCTACAAGAGGGGCAAATAGCCCAAATCAACCCAACTAGGGGCATAAAGGTCAAAGTGGGCAAATCGGACATTTCCAATGTGGTCGAGCCTGACGAGTTCAAGGAGATTGTGACTCACCTACCAACAGAGGGCGCAAAGTTATTTGCGAAGTTCCTTGTTGCTTCAGGCGCACGCTTTGGAGAAGCCACAGAGATTCGATTAAAAGATTTTAATTTCAATACAAAAGAAGTTTTTATACAGAGGCGTGTCAGCGAGTTAGGCAAGAAGCGTGTTAAAGAAGTAACTCACGCTCAATCAAACAGTAGATTCCTAGTCGTTGATGCCACTAAGTCAGGTTACAAGAGGTCAGTTGTATTGCCCGAAGCCCTGATACAAGAGGTAAAGGCGTTTGTCAGGGCAAATCGCATAGGAAAAGAAGAGTTAGTCTTTGAGAGAAGCAAAGTCATACCAAAAGGTAAAATTATAGATTCTTGTGGCATAGAAGGGTCTTCACAACCATTTGTGAAAGACGGAAAACTGTTCCAACATGGCACGCTTAGAGCCTACGCAAGTGGGGTCTGTCGGTGTGACGAGTGTAAAGCGATAGTTCGGGAGTACCGAAGGTCGCAAAGAGCAAAGTCATACCAAAAGGGTGAGGTCATACTTGATGAACCGAGTCACCTGCCACGAGATACATGGAGAACCATTTGGAATAAAGCAATAGCCAAATCAGGAATGGGTTGGAGTCCAAGAACTCACGATTTACGCCATGCAAACGCAACGCAGTTGTTAAAGAACGGCGTTGATGTCCATGAAGTAAAAGAGCGATTGGGTCATCAATCCATCAAAACTACCGAACGCTATTTACACCGCGTTCGACACCAGAAATCAAAGGCGAGTGAAATTGTCAATGACTTTCTGGGTTAGGAGAACTGATGAAACTAGAAACACAAAATCGGCTAGTGGTGCTGATTCTTGCCTTCGCGTTCCTTTCAGGAACATTCGGAGTAGGAATAGCCACTCCAGCGTTTAGCCCCACAAAGGCAGAGGCGTTGGAAGCAGTAGTCGAGCAAGAGTCCAGCGATAAGTTACTTGTCAAGTTTGAGAACGCTCACAAGTTGAGTGACCTTGAACTGGTAGCCCTACTGAAAGCAGTTGGGTTCGAAGGACAAGACCTACGAGAAGCATGGGCAGTTGCAAAGAAAGAATCATCGGGTAGACCGCTTGCACACAATGGAAACGCCTCAACAGGCGACAACTCCTACGGCTTGTTTCAGATAAACATGCTAGATGAGTTGGGTGTGAACAGACGAGCGAAGTTTGGATTGGATTCCAATGCCGAACTGCTAAACCCTGTGGTGAACGCTCAGATTGCTTATCACATGAGCAATGGGGGCGAAGACTGGAGTGCATGGAAGGGAATGACCGCTAGAACCAGAGAATGGATAGCAAAGTTCCCTACGGGCAAGCCACAAGCCAAAGCAATAGCAAAAGGCAAAGGCAAGAACTAGATAGGTAAAGCAATAGGTAAAGGCTAGGAAAGCAAAGTCATACCAGAAGCAATACCAAAAGAGAAAGCCCCCCCAATTACGGGGGGCTTTTTCCTTATGTGTTTGAAATTAACTTTATCTCACACGCATCTGTTGTGCAATACGCTTCACCAATAGCATCCGCTGCCATACCCGCATAAACTCCAGAGAAGTCTATTGGAAATACGCTCATAGTTGCTAGGTAGTAAGTCTCTTCATCTATCTGTGTGTACGGCATTTGTGGGTATACGTGATTACCGCTTGGTAAAAATGAAACAGTTTTTAATTGGCCGTCATACATGTGAAGCACAGTTCCGATAGCAGAGGCTTCTTTTTCAGGGTCAAAAGAGATAGTCACACTTACAGAGTTATCTGACCAGTATCTCTGTGCAGTAGCAGCAAGTGCCATTTTCTCGTAGATACTTACGTCCTTCTCTGAACGTATAGCATCTGACTTTACAGGGAAGAAGACAACAGAAGTCGTATCAGGAGACTCATTTGCTGGCTCAACTCCATAGTTTGCCATTTTAAATAATGGAAGCATTGGGTCATTGTTTGCAAAGCGAATAGCACGCATAAAGTATTTGCCACCAACAGACCAGTGAACTCCAGGAGATTCGCCAGCAAGAATAGACACTGTTCCGCTTGGCTTGACTGTTGTGGTCTTAATAGACTCACGAATACCTAGCCATTCAGAATAGTTCTTGTCGTAACTTTGAATAACTAAATAACCTTTGTTCATCCATTCACGAAGAGTTGGCAAGCCCTTGTTGTCTGCAAAATTTGCAACGCCAGATATAGAAGTTCCAATACGACGATTTCGTTGCATGATGGCGTTTGTCTCTTCCCAGTGAGTAGGAAGAAGCGTTACAGTCTTTGCATAAAGATATGCAAACTTTAGAGTACGTAAGAAGTCTTCTAAAGTCTCGTGGCGATTGAGGTAGGTCTCAACCAGTGTGCAGCACTCATAAGACTCAAGAGACTGTTCAGCACATGGGTTGTAGCCCACAGCACGCCAGTCTTTATTGTTCTCAGGGTCAGCAAGGCGACCATACTTGCGAGTAACATCCATCCAAATAACTCCTGGCTCACCATTGCGAGCAATACCGTCAATGATTGGGTCAAGGTTTTGTCCTACAGACACCTCTACAGAGTTGTTGGACATCCATCCGTGAGCCATGCGTTCTGGATACTTTTCATAGTTCTTTAGATTTAGGAAGTCTTCATCATCTAGCCTGCCCATCAACAACTCGGCAGAACGACGCACATTTCCAGAAACAACACAGACACCAATCATGTTTCCAATATCTGCAAGGTCTCTACGAGTCAACTTCTCACCTGCACGACCTTCAAACATTGTGCGAATCAGGTTGTGTAGTTTAATTAAGGGGTCTGGTCCTGCTGCTGTTCCACCGAACGTTTTAATCGATTCGCCTGCTGGACGGATTGCTTCATAATTGAATACTGGATTTTTCGAATCTGGTCGTAAGTAGGCATTGATGAGGGTTGCTGTTGATTCGACCCAACCTTCTCTGGTATCTGGGATGTCATAAGGGTGTTCTCCTTGAGGTGTGTAGATAGTGAATTCCTTGTCTGCGCCCTTATCATCAAAGCCAACTCCAACGCCAAGCATTGATGCCTCCATAAGAAAGGCGAACGGCTTTGCTGGGTCGTTCTTTGTCATTGACCCAGTTGATACGAAAGCACAGTTTTGTAGTGCTGCTGAATTACGTTGAACGTTTACAAGCGGGGTACCCATAACCCATAAACCACGTCCAGGTGGTGTCCACTTTAAATTGAAGAGACGGTCAAAGGCCTCTTTAGCAGAGGCTGCTGCTTTGGCATCAGACCAAGGAAGTCGTTGACTTTTAGCGTGGTCTTTCTGTAGGGAATACATGCCATTGATGACTCGCTCACATACGTCAACCCAGGTCTCTTTATGACCATTCTCTTTAAGACGAGAATAGGTCCTGAGAAAAGTAATTTCACCCACTGAATTTCCAGCAGCATCTCTGTAACCAAAGGGAGCCTTCTTGTCCTTGTACTGAGCAATAAAGTCATCGGTTAATTTAAAAGAAAAGTAATTCATTTCCCCTACCATTTCATAGATTTGTCAAATACCCCTCAAAGGGAAGACTATTGTGATGGAGGAAAACCTACCATGCACTTGTTAACTTTAACGAATACCTAACAGTCAACTGTAAGGTTTAACTATGTTTCATAACCTGATAATTACTGTTATCAGATTACTCTTCAATAGATTCTGAGATTATTTTAGTTACAGTGTCTTCTTTGAGAGTCTCTGGTAACTCCCGTAAAGCCTGGGCACGGTCTCCAAATATTGCTGATAGAACTCCGCCAGCGCTCTGTCTTTGGGCTGTAATTTGAATAAACTCTTTATTAGTTTCCATTTCCTTAACTTGATTGACTAACTTAAATAGTCGGTCTATCTCTTGAGAAACGTTAGGGTCTGCGTATCCGCCGTTCATTTCTTCAGCAAAACGCATGAACGCTACACGCTGTCCTTGCATCTCAATTATGGCTGTGAGCAGGGATTTTAGTTGTTCCTTAGTCTTTACTTCAACAGGAAGACTGAAGGCACAAGAATTATTAGGCTTGAAAGCAGGACAGTTAGCAGCGACAAAACAAGTATTGCACTGACGAATCGAACTGCTCTGCGTTTGGACGACGGGTACATCTTTGAGGACATCTCTTCCATTCTCATCCGTTTCTACTACAGTCTTTATATTGAAACCAAAAACAGGTAAATTCTGCATCTCTTCAGGGGCTCGTGGAACCACTTCACTTCGCTCCACTTTCCTCCCTTCCACCCCACTGTTATCAGAAAGGTACCCCCCTAATTCCATCAAACCCGACATAAGAGGTGTATCGTTGTTATCAGATACTTCCTCTTTTTTACCACCCTCAATGATGTGTAAATCGGGTTTTTTCTTATCCATTGACTCTTCCAATCGTAGGTATGACCACACTGCAACCCTAGTGGCTTCAAGGGTACTATCGTTGACAAACTCTGAATAGTCTAGCCCTGCACCCTCTACGATTGCCTTATAGCGAGTTCTGGCTTGGTCTTTCATCTTCTTTGGATAACGTACCAACTTGGTACCATCCCAGACAATTGTTTCGCCTCTTCTCATGGGCGAAAGCCATGACAATGTGCTGGCTGTGGCAAATGGTATCTGTCTCAGGTTGTCTGGCTTGGCACATCCAAGAGCATGGTATCGGGTCCCATACTGTCTTTCGTAGGCTCTAGTGATGCCTGCTAGATTAGTAACAGATTCAATCTCTTCATTGGGTATTGCAACATTTTGGAATTGCTCAGATAGTTCTTTGAGGCTCTGTATCCCATACTCTGAATGCCATATAACCCATAACTTAGGGTCATTACTGAAAAAGGAACGTTGTTGGGCGACCCATTCTTTGCCTAAAGTCTGCGAGTCAAACTCTTGAAATGCTGAGGCTCTATCTGCATTGTTAACGAGGAATTCTTGATAGTCAGCGGCAAGGTCTATTAACTCTGTTTTGGACAGACCAGCCTTGTCCGCTTGTGAGGCTCCTGATTCAATGTAAACCTTTGCATTGGATTCAAAATGTTCAGATATCAGCCAAATCTTAGTTTTTGGTAGTCCCCGTTTGCGTAGCCCCCAATAGTTGAGTCCCATCAACTCAACCTTCATCCCCTCTAAAAGGGTGCGGTTGCTACCAACCTCTGTGCCAGAAAAGACTAGTCTTGCCACAAGTCAAAGTCTTTCGGCTTTTCTGCAAACTTTGATTTAGCAATATTAACTCTTGTAATAGCGTTTTCAATCTCATTCCACGCACGAATCTTGCGAGGAGCATCTGGGCGAAATTCCACTGGCAAATGGCTCGGATGACTAACTAAAAGAGTGGGAACATTTTGATGTTCAAATACCCACGCACACATCTCTGGGTCAGAGTCAACATACATCTCTATGGGAGCCTTGTGTCTGCTGACACGAAACTGGCGTTGCTTTAAGTCTTCACCCGCTAGTTCAACAGAGTTATCCAGCAAATCGTCGTAACCAATAATGCCGTGGGACTGTAACCAATGTTCTGCATCGGCTTTATCATCTTTTGTAATAATGGCAACACGATGCCCAGCATTAAGAGCGTAGTACAGGATAACTCCTGCTCTGTTTGGTTCTCCAGATTCTGCCCGTAATACCCCGTTTAGTGAAAGAAGTATGTTCAAATTAGTCCTTTACTCTGTAAGTTGCCGCTCTCCTGATAAGCGTTTGTGTGTCGGGTAACTCTACGCCATAAGTTTCAACTGCTTGTTCTTCTTGTCGTGCTTTAAGGTAGTCGTGCATCTTGCGTAGTGCAGGAACAGTTCCATACTTCTTTCCTGCCTGCCAACGATAATTGTAAAAGTCATCATAACCTTTACCAAATTCGTTAAAAGCAAGTTTACGAGAACGATGAATGTCATCAAATAGCATTGCTCCATGTTCAAGAGCCTGCTGTAGTTTAAACTCTGCGTTTCGACGTGCAGCATCATTTGGGGCACCTTGTACATCAGTTAGTGCACGTGCATACCTTGAAACAATATCAGCAGTCATAGAGCGGTCCTGTTGTACAGCCTTTTCCCATACTGGATTGTGTGGCGCAGAATTGCGACGTGGGAATACCGTCCATTCATTATGCGTCAAGTCATATGCAGCATACGGATTAATAGTGCGAATATCTGTAGCACCAGGGTTTACGTAGAACGTAACCTCAAACCCATGCCAGTTACTTGTTTCAGGTTGCAAACCTTCACGAAAATCTTCGTTGAGCATCTTGCTAATCTCAGTATCAGACAACCCAACGTACTCAGGATGCGCTCTACGGAATTGAACATAATCAACTCCAATCAACACATCCATGTCACCTGGGTCACGATGCGCAGCCCACTGATAGGAAACTGCAGAACCTGCAATCCAAGGATGAGCCCAAAGGTCTGGGTGTCTGTAAGTTTCATTCAGAAATCCGAATAAAAGATGAAGAATGCCGTTACGCACCCAGCCTTTGAGAACTGTGCCAGTAAAGAGTTGAGGGTCTAACTCTTCTTCTGGTTGAGAGAAATAGGAAGTAGAGCCCTGTTTAATTTCAACGGGCTCATCTAAACCTAACTGGCGTTCCATATGCCTAGTCTAGGTCTATTTACGGCTTAGAGGTATCTATGCCTCGTTCTGAGAGGGCAGAACGGAGTTTTTCTTTTGCCTGGTCATCTGGAGTTTGACTTAAGGCCGCAACAACAGACTTCGTTACCCTGTCTGCCAACATCAAAGACTCAATATCGCTAACTATCTCTTTGCAAGCCTGGTAGATGTCAAAAGTTGTTGCTTTGCGTTTTACACCTTCTGTAGAAGTTATAGTTGTAACTCCACCTTCTTCGTGAGCAATGATAGTGAAAGCAAAGTTATACTCTGGTCTTCCCAAGTCTTGCCAAAACTCTTCTTTTTCTTGTTCTTCCATTACATTCCTATCAATTTCTGTTTACGTTGTGCTACGCCAATTGCTACAGGACAAAAGTCACATAAATAAGTTTTTACGCCTGGAGTGCTCTCATAACTGTCGAGGCCCTCTTTACGGCGTTCTTTGATTGTGTTGGGCACCAGCATCTTTTCAGATTGATGCCAATCGGCACACCCATCCTTTGGCTTGTTATGAGCCTTGTAACAAGACATTGCATCTTCCATAAAGGTAGAGCGTGTATCGTAGAAGGTATCGTCAATTTCAGCCAAACCTTTAGAGCCACCTTGACGTATTTGACGAATTGCGTCTTTTCTTGTCTCTGGGTCACGCCATGATTCGACGGGAATATCTACAAAAAGATTGCCCTTGTGAGGTTCTCCTGAATCAAACATGTGGTTTTCACAGGCAATAGCAAGAAGATAGTCTTGGTCTGCTGGGCCTTCAAAAGGCGGTAGTTCTTCTAACGTGTCACAAACCCAACAATGTAGAAGACGAAATGTTTTCTTTTTATCAATGGGTTTAGACCCAAGAATAGGTACATTACTCATAGTGCTCCTTGTAGTAGTCGAATTAGCCTAACAGATAATTAATTAAACATACCTAGTTCTGAAAGAGGGATTCCTTGACTCTGTTCTTTAGAAGCC